ACAAGAAGAAGTTGACATTCAGAAAGCGAAAATGGCTCTAAGTGAAAACGTAGAAGCCGACCAACAAAAGCTCGTTGATTTAGAGGTTGCATTAATAAATATCAGAACGGAATCGGCTGAGATGCAAACGACTTTGAATAACAAGTTAAACATCATACGCCAACAAACCGCAGCAGAAAAAGCCGCAGAGATGAAGACCTTTTTAGATGGGTTAAATGAGATGGGTAAAGCGGAAGAAGTAGCAAAATTACAACGTCTAAAAGATTTAAAGATAATTAAAGATGCAGAAGAAGCTACTGCAAAAGCGGTACGAGCTGCAAGACTTGGGGTAGTAGCGGCAGGATTTGACGCTTTAAAATCTATGGCAAAAACCGAAGAAGGGCAAAAGAGGTTGGCCATATCACAAATCTTAGTAAACCAAGCTATCGCTATGTCTGAGGCTATAAGAGGCGCACAAATAGCAGCAGCCGCAACTGGTCCTGCTGCCCCAGTTATGTCACCTTTATTAACTGCACAAATGTTAGCTATCGTCTTAGGTGGGTTTGCTTCAATAAAAGGGGTAATGAACCAAGCAGGGGCATCATCGGGTGCGGTAGGTACATCTTCAGGGGGAGGTGTTAGTGCGGGGGTGCAATTAGGATTAACACCAAACATAGAGGGAGTAACCCAAATTCAAGAACCCGTTGCACCCGTTAAAGCTTTTGTAGTTCAAAGTGAATTAGCTGACGAAACTGCTTTAGTTGCTCAGTTAAAGGCGATGGCATCTTTATAAATAAACGCAAATAGAATTTACATTTTTACCATTATGAGAAAACAAGTAGAGTTATTAATTGAAGATGATGAGATGAACTTTATCTCTGCGGTGAGTTTAGTCCGTTTTCCTGCTATAGAACAAAATTGGGTGTACCTAAGTGCTACCCAAGACAAGAAGATGCAGTTTGCTACCGATGATGAAAAGCGGATGCTTATAGGTCCTGCATTGATCCCTGATAAATTGATTATGCGGTTAGACGAAGATGATGAAGAATACGATGTGTTCTTTTCAAAGGAAACGGTACGCCATGCGATGGAATTATTTATGCAAGAAGCACGAACCAACGAAAGCACCTTAGAACACCAATCTAAAATAGACGGGGTAACGGTAGTAGAATCTTGGTTGATAGAAGACAAGAAGAAAGATAAGGCTGCTTTATATGGTTTTGAACTTCCTATCGGTACATGGATGCTATCCGTAAAAGTAAACAACGCTGATATTTGGGATAAAGTAAAAGCAAAGGACGTTCGCGGTTTTTCGGTGGAAGGATATTTTACTGATAGGTTGGTTGAGATGATGAAAGGGAAGCTATGTAAAAACTGCCCTGAAGATAAAGAGATTTTAGAAAAGCTAAAAGCCATCATTTTAGACGAGTTAAAGCCCAGTTCTTTCCTTAATGACAAACCCTTATTTGATAGCAAAAGAACGGCTGAATTATGGGGTCAGATGTTCCATGATGTATCGGGATTTGAAGAAGTTAAGTTAAACGGTCAAACTCTCTACACCGCTAACTATCGCTTAGAATCTTACGACTGGGATACTTGTGTAAGGGAACAAACTGCGGAGTATGGATCTAAAGAAATAGCGGAGAAGGTATGCGGAACGATACGTGCTAAATATGGATAAAATAAACGTAATTGAAATAACTGTTTTTAACCTTGTAAAGCTATACTTAAAATGAATACAATTCAAAAAATCCGTGAGATTATGGGATTACCAAAAACCAATCTCTACGCCGAAGTCAAAATTGACGATGGGCGTGTACTTGTAACCGAAGCCGATGCCTTTGAGCCTGGCGTAGATGTTCGTGTAATTGATGATAGCGGTAGTACCGTTGAACTCGATGCAGGAACTTACACTTTAGAAGATGGCCGTAAGGTTATCGTAAACGAAGATTCACGTATGGAATCTTTCGAGGTGGAAGAAGAAGAAATTGAAGTGGAGGTAGAATTAGAAACAATCCCCGAAGCAGAAGAAGAAGGATACCGCGATGGTATAGACGATGAAAAAGAAGACGTTCGTGAAGATATGGACTACGATAAAGTGCGTGATGTACTTGCTGACCGTTTCCCTGACCTTGACGAATCGGTAAGGGATGCAATCGCACAAGTTGTTTCTGATATTTACGCACCCGAAGTAGAGGTGGAATTGGAAGCAGAAGTGGAAGTAAAAGAAGACTTAAGCGAACTTTTAGAAGAAGCCTTCGCATCTATAAGCAAAAGACTTGAAGCATTAGAAAACGTACCTGCGGAATCAGGCGTTAATGTTTCACCAACTAACCTTTCGGCAAAGCACACGCAGAAAGACTTAACTAAATTATCAGGAGTAGACCGTGCGCTACACATTATTCAAAATTCTCATCGATGAATTTATCATTAAACAAGAAGTATAACTTCGATATTGACGCAACTGTCAATACTTATGCAGGGGAGTTAGCCCTTCCTTATGTAACTGCTGCACTTCTCGGTGCAGAAACAATCGCTAAAGGGCGTTGCCGCTTTTTAGAAGGTATCGTAGGTGATACCGTAATTTCAGGACTTGCAACAACGGACACTATCCAAGCGGCTAATTGTAGCTTCGCAGACGGTTCTAACGTAGCACTTACTGAGCAGGTTTTATCTCCATCAGACTTAGCGGTTATGGAGGAAATTTGTAGAGGTACTATGTACCCTACATGGATTGCTGCTAACGGAAGAATGGAGCGTAACGGACAACTACCCGTAGCGTGGTCTGACTTCCTTTTAGGTGCGGTTGCTGAAAGAACTGGTTCTAACTTAGAGTCTATAATTTGGTCGGGTGCTGCTCCTTTTGGAACGGGTTTCCTTTCTAACAATGGAACTATAAACGAAGCTGGTATTGATGCTTCTGCTTGTGCTGACTTCGTGGAAGCAGATACGGCAGGAACCCCGTGGGATAATACAAATATTCTTGCTACCCTTAGCACTATTTTTGACGCTGCTGCGGGTATTCCTGGAATCCTTCAGAAGCCAGGTTGTGGATTCTATGTTTCATACGAAGCATATGCTTTCTTCTTACAAGCGTTAGCTGCTCAGAATACTGGACCAGGTTACAACCAGTCTTTAGAAGGTGCTAACTACTTAGGCTACCCAGTTTACCCAACAGCAGGTATCCCGAATACGGTTGATGTTTGCGTATTTACTTACCCTGATAACTTGGTTGTAGGTGCTAACAGCTACACGGCTGACATCTCTGCTCAACTAATCCCAACATACATGTATGATGGTTCAGACAACGTTCGCGCTTCTATGCGTTTCGCTGTTGGAGTTCAAACTGGCGTTGCAGGTGACGGGGTTGTAGGATTTAACTTTACTTAATACTTAAATAAAAATGGCTTGTAATATAACTGCCGCACGGGGTATAGATTGCCGTGACGCTATTGGTGGCTTAAAAGCTATTTATTTTTGTAGCTCTTATTGTTCTGATATTCTTGCAGAAGCAACCGTAACCGCATCTTCATACACTATAACTGACGCAGGTTTTGCGAATTGGGATATTGTAGATACAACGGTAACCGTTTTTAAATATGACCTTGTAACTGACCTATCAACTTTTAAATCTGCGGTAGAAGCAGATAAAGCTACGGGATCGGTTATGTGGAATCAGACTTTAGATGTAGTACTTCAAAAAGTTGTAGCTGCTGATTTATTCCAACTCGGACTAATTTCTAAGAACCGTGCGCAAATCTTTGTGCAAGATTCAAACGACAATGTCTACTTGATGGGTATAACTGACGGGTGTTATTTAACGGGTGGTGATTCTATCGCTACGGGTACAAATCGTTCTGATATGAATGGTTTGACGTTAAGTTTCACAGCTAAAGAACAAGCACCGTTGTACATACTTGCACCATCAGTAAGTGCGAGTGACGCTAAATTCCCATTTGACGGGTTAGCAGACGAAGCAGACTTAACTATTACGGCAGCCTAAAAGCTAACGTAACGAAACGAAACTGGGAGGGTGGCACAAGCCGTCCTCCCTTTTTTATTATAAACGGATTCTTACTTTCTATTCTTACCATTGATGCTACAAATTCTATCTACATCTAACGAAACTTCTACGGGTCCTGAATTGGTGCAGAATGGTGACTTCTCTGAGTTAGGTTCTGAGCTTGTTCAGAATGGTGACTTCTCAGAGATAGGTTCTGAGCTAATCACGAACGGAGATTTTAGCGCTGCGGGTAGCAACCTTGTCACAAATCCAAATTTTACGGATACTGGAAGTGAGTTAATTACAAATGGAGATTTTGCAGTAAGTGGAACACTAACATCTACATCTTGGTCATTAGGTTGGAGAGCTGGAGATAATGGATTGTCAATTTCAGATGGGGCATTAAATTTAGTTAATGATGGTTCTGGTTTTGTTGGTAGAGCATACGCGACAAATGGAGTAGATTCATATAATGGAGTTATAGAAGTTGGAAAATCCTATTCACTAACTTATGAAGTAACAGAAAATATAGACGCAGCAACTTTATATTACTATGCTGGATCGTTTGTTTCTATTGCTAAAGATGTGAATGTTCATACAGTTGAATTTACAGCTACAACAGACTTTTTTCTTTTAAGAAATGGTAGTTCAAATACTACTATAAAAATAGACAACGTATCCGTCAAAGAACTCGGTGCGGATTGGACAGCTTACACTTCAGGAACTTCAACGGTTGAATATAATTCTACAGGCGCAAATTTACTTATCGATTCTGCTGCAAATGGTGGGAGTAATGTAGGGGTGTATCAGGAGAATATTTTTGAACTTGGAAAAAGTTATAAGATTGTTTTGAGTATGAAAGCTACTGCATCTTTTGATGCTGAAGTGGTTGAAAGTAATTTAGCAGCAACAGAAAATGTTATAGGTACTGTCTCACTTACTACTTCATTTCAAGACTTTACATTTTATTATGTAGGTACTGGAACGTTTGATTTATTTATACATAGGTTGTATAATGGTGGTGGAGCTTCTCAAACAATTTCAATTCAGTCGGTATCTGTTAAAGAACTTGGAGAGGGGTGGATTGATGATGGCACACCACTCAAAGCACTTACATTTGATGCTAACGGATTAAAAATAACTTCTGTTAATGGAACTGGAAACAATAATAGATTTTACCAATCAACGCCAACTACAGAAGATGATAAATCTTACAAATTAACTTATACAATACATGCCGCATCTTTAACTGGTA